AGTTCAGCTGGAGCAATACATGACGTAATAGAAAGTGAGAAGGAAGAGGTCGATTATCCACCTATGTTAAAGGTGGGGGATTTAATGTTGAAGGTAAATCATTTACTTGGATTAGAACAATACGAAACTGTCGACAGTGAGGGGAATGAAAAATATGGATTGATAATTAATCCAACTCCTGAACAAGCAAAGAGTATACCAATGTACGCAAACAAACGAATAGAGTGGTTTAGCGAAGAAGATCGTAACAAGGTGATATCAAATTTGAAATCTGTATATGAAGAAAATAATACAGAATTCATAGATTTAATGGAATAAATATGAGTAACAAGGTAGAAAAAGAATTTTTAGTAAAGAGCAAGAGTCTTACCGGTTTAGTAAAGTGGATGAATGAAAATGAGGATTTCAATAAATCTTCAAATACCCCATTCACTGTAAGTGATATACAAAGTTATGTCAAGCGAGGTTATCTACCTGAGTATTTAGGTAAGCACACTATAGAACGGGATGAGAAGATTGAAGATACGAGATTATATAACATTGTAAAAACAAAAATTGATGCTAAGTCCAATTAAGATTTATGTAGTATTTGACCTTGAAACAACTGGGCTATACAAAGATAAGAATGCAATTATAGAAATTGCAGCCTGTGCTTTTAGTAATGATTTGACCGACCTGAAAGAATACGAATCAGGGGTTATGAAAGTTTATGACAACAGGGAAATCACCCAAGGGGCATTAGACGCTAACGGCATAACCAGAGAGCAAATTGCAGCAGGAAGAGACCCTAAGGAAGTTGCTGTAGAATTCTGTAAATATCTTGATTCTGTCCGTAGTAAGGGGAAAGTAGTATTAGTTGCACAGAACGGTGACAAATTCGATATCCCCTTTTTAATGAATTACTTAGAATTATTCGGAATAGATCTTGAGAAATATGTCAATTTTGATTTCACTATTGATACTATGTGGTGGTCACGAGTAAAGTTCACTGAGCTAACAAATTTTAAGCTGGGCACATTGTGTGAAGTAAACGGTATAGAACTTGTGAATGCCCACCGTGCTATAAGTGATACAAGAGCAACAAAGGAATTAGCAAAGAAGTATATTCGTAGCCTACGTCAAGAATCGGTAGAAGTAGAAACAAAGAATCGTTACAGGGCAGTATTTGAATTTTAAGATTATGACAGACAAACTGATTGAGAAACTTGAATCATATTTAACAGCCGTAGACAAAAGATATCCTTTCGATAAAGCAAGTTTGAAGGGATTTCTTGATTGGCTAAAACGAGAGAAGGCAAAGAAAAATAAATGAGTGAAATACTGTCAAAAAGACAACTACAAGCAGCAGTTCGGTATACTGAAGACATAATAGCCAACCTGTCTGACAAGGCAGTTCAAGAACTTTTAAGCGGTTATAATCATGACATAGACAAGATTTTCAATGAAATTTTGATGCAGACTTCGAATGTGATAAATTTCAATAAATCAAATATTGATTCAGAGAAGCTGGAATTCCTTGGGAATTTAGAGGTAAGTTTTGACGAGCAGTTGAAACGGGTGAGTTATAATTATTTTAAGACAACTTGCTTACCGAATTTTAGACAGAATATAAGGAATTTAGAATTTGGTAACCAAATACAATTATACCCTTGGTCAGCATTCCTATGTGAACGTGGAGCCGGCAAAAGTTATGAATTTTGTTATGCCTTTCCCCTATGGAGATTATACACTTATAATAGACCAAACTTCTACACTAAAGATACTGTAGATAATGTGAACAGGCGGGATACAATACTCATAACAAATGAGACAACTTTAGGTAAGACTCATATGGGGAAGATTGTAGAGGAAATAAAATATAATGACATTCTTTGCGAAAAAATAAATCCAAACAATAAAGCTGAGCTAAATAAAGAGGGTATTGTAACCGAACAGGGTGGTGGAATAAAGCTAAGGACCTTTGGATCAAGCGGTATACGTGGAAATCATATCGGGGCATGCATCGTCGACGATTTCCTTGACAAATCAGCTTTGTATTCAAAAGAGCAAAGGGGAAAATTCAGTGAGGTGTTCTATGCTGAGATAGTAAACATTGTAGAACCAAATGGTTATTTGTTAGTCAGCGGTACTCCTTTCCATGAAAAAGATTTATATTCTGAGCTTAAATTAGATCCATCATTCGTTGTATTTGAATATCCCGGGATATTTCCGGACGGTTCTTTGTTAGCACCTGATAGGTATACATTTGAACATCTGATGAATCTTAAAAAGTCATTGGGTAGTATTGTGTTTGCCCGAGAGCACCTTGTATGTCCTGTCTCGGACGGATCATCATTATTCCCTTGGGAATATTTAGAGAAAGCATTCGTTGGTATGGAATCAATTGACCTTGTGGAAAATATTGATTCATATCCCTTTAAGATGACTAAGATAATTGTTGGTTGCGACTTTGCTATATCAGGAGCTATTGGGGCAGATAATTCTGTTTTTGCTGTATTAGGCGTTGATGCTAATGAGAATTACCATTTGATTCATATAAAGAAGTTACATGGTGCATCCCATAATGAACAGGTAAGTACTATTGTAGGGATTGATCAAAGGTTTAGACCAAATAAAATCATCTGTGAATCCAACGGTTTCCAGAGCATACTTGCCGACTTAGCACGTCAAAGAGGGTTGAAAAATATCGAAACATTTACGACGACCGCAGGTAACAAACGTGACCTTTATTTAGGTCTCCCCTCACTTAGTGCAATGTTTGAAAGAGGGCAATTCCGTTTCCCCTACAAAGAGGGAGAAACAAGAGATGTAATAAATTGGGTATGTGGGGAGTTTAATTCAATTTCCTTTAATGAGGATAATGGGAAGCTAGAAAGTGTATCAGAACACGACGATTCCGCGATGGCTATATTTATGGCTGTCAATGAGTTACGAGAAAATAAATCAGTATTTAAAGCCTATTTGGCGTAAAAAAATTAATATTTAAAATAATGGCTAATAGACCAGAAGAACACTATACGTATTATTATATTTACAAGACAATAAATCTCATCAATGGTAAGATTTATGTAGGTCAAAGAGTGACAAATAAATTACCGGAAAAAGATAGATATTTAGGGTCAGGAACACATTTTACTAATGCAAAAAAGAAACATGGTATTGAAAATTTCAAAAAAGAAATTTTAGAGATTTGTGATAAAGTAACTTTAAATGAACGTGAAATTTATTGGATAGCATTTCTTTGCGCAAGAGATAATAATATAGGATATAATCATGCCCCAGGAGGTGAGGGTATGGGAAGCGGTGAAGACAATCCTAATTGGCATATACCACGTCCTGATTCTGTTAAAAGTTTAATTTCTGATGGATTAATTGGAGTTGCTAAATCAGAAAATCATAAAAAGAATATTTCTTTAGGGAAGAAAGGTAAGGGATTTTCTGATGAGCATATAAATAATTTGTCTTTAGCAAGGATGGGTAAAGAGCCTTGGAATAAAGGGACTAAAGGTTTAACCGTCCCTTGGAATAAAGGTTTAACAGGGGTATATTCAGAAGAACTACTTTCACTAATGTCAGAAAATGGTAAGAAAATTGTATGGACTGATAAAAAGAGAGAAAATTTAAGAATAGGGAAGAAGAATCAGAAGATAGTTACCTGTCCTCATTGTGGGTATGAAAGTAATAATAACATAATCTATAAGAATCATTTCAATAATTGCCGGTTCAAACCTGCCTTAGTAGCCTTAATTTAAAACCGTTATAAATTAAGCATATAAATTTTATATACGAGATAATTTTATTAATTTTACATGAATTAACAAATAAACAAAAATGGAAGACAAAATTGTAAAGGAAGAAGAATTCAAAGTAGCTTATTTTAGTTTTGAGAATTTAGGAGTATTCTCTACATGCGGAGAGGGTGATATAATTATTAAAGGTATAACCGACCCAGATGTAGAGAACAGCGATTGTACTATTGTTTTAGATTCTGATGACTTCTTGAAATGTATGAATAAATGGTTAAAGAAGAGCCATAAGATATACGACAGATGCGGTGGATTAAGCTGTGGAGGGTTCGTATGTGCACACATTTGCGAATTTATAAATGAGGAAGAAGTTAAAAATTCGAATGAAGAACCTGTTTATTATTGCCATGTCATAAGTGTAGAAATGTGCAAGGGGAAGAAGTGTTGGAAAGATAAAAAATAATTTGTTGCTTTCTTCACTTAAAACCGTAACCGCATTCTATGTCGAATCATCTTTCCCCAGAATTTCTTAACGAGATATACAAGCTATGTTTCGTTAAGAAATCTTTTTTAGAGGTATGCAAGGAGCACTTAAAATTCCAATACATACCCAAGGAGCTTCAGGAAATGAAGTTAATCCTACAATCAATAATAGCTCAATACGACCTAACCGGTAAACTACCTTCCTACGGAATAATTAGTCAACAGTTCCAGAGCAATGCCGATGTCCAAAATGCGCTTCAAAAAATAAAATCCTCAGACATTATAGATTCGGAATTAGCACTCACACAGCTTTTCCAATTCATTAGGGATACTAAGCTTCAGATCTTGATGCTTGAATTAATCGATACCTTTAATGCTGATAAAAAAGAAGAGGCTCTTAAATTATTGTCAGACGGAAGTGAAGAACTTAACAACTTTTCACTAAAATCAAATACAGGGCAGTTTTTGAGGGTGTTTGCTGATTATCAGCAACAGAACAAGGAAAGGCAATTAGCACGTGAAAGCGGTGACGACATTAAAGAAACAGTCCCATTCGGTATAGATATTGTTGACATAATAACTGATGGGGGACTGTCGACAGGGGATATAGCCTTATGGATTATGCGTTCAGGTGTTGGGAAATCAACTGTATTGAAGCATACAGGGATGTATACTTGCCGGTTAGGGTATAACGTGTTACATATTCAGCTGGAAGGAAGTAAGAAAGAGGCATTTGAAAAATATACCCAAATTTGGACAGGTTCAACCTATAGCGAAGTAAAGTGGGGGAATATCCCTAAAGAGAAAGAAGCAAAGATTGAAAAGGTGTTGGATGATATGTTGACTAAGCAACGAGACTTAGATATTTATTCATTTGAGAAATACGGTTCAGCTTCAATGCAGGATGTTAAGAACCTTGTAATAGAATACGAAAAGATAAAAGGTGTATTCCCTGACCTCATTATAATTGATTCATTAGACTTGCTTATAACAGGCGACAACAAGAAGGTAGACTTTGATCCAGCTTATAAGAAAGAAAGATTACAAACTGTGGCACAGCGGATGAAGGATTTAGCTACAACCTTTAATACCCGAATAATAACAGCTACGCAGACAGGAGATATCCCGAAAGAAAAATGGAATAATGCGGATTGGGTAATAACGAGGGAGAATACTGAAGCCGACCGTACTTTGATAAAACCATTCGCCCATGTTTTAACAGGTAACCAAACTATTGATGAACGTAAGAAAAAGATATTCCGTATTCACTTTGATAAGTTAAGGTACCACGACATAAAGGATGCCACCTATCCTATATATTCAAGTTATGAGGTTGGTAAGTTTTATGATAAACAAAAGACAATGAAAGAATTTGGATCAAGTTATGAAAATTAAACAGCTACTATGGTAATATGTATTGATTTTGACGGCACTGTCGTAACACATGAATACCCTAAAATAGGTAAGGATATTGGAGCAGTTCCAATTTTGAAGAAATTAACTGATAATGGGCATCAGCTTATCCTATGGACAATGAGGAGTGGTAATGAATTAAGAGAAGCTATTCATTGGTTCGGGGAAAATAATATACCCTTATATGGAATCCAACGTAATCCAACTCAGGGAGGTTGGACAGAAAGTCCTAAGGCATATGCTGAACTTTATATTGATGATGCCGGTTTAGGTGCTCCATTAAAAACAGATTTAGAATATAGCAAAAGACCGTTTATTGATTGGTATAAAGCTTACATAGAACTTTCGAATAAAGGTTTATTCAATAATAAAAATGCGCATAAATAAAGATAAAGTAATTGAAGAACTTGGGCTGAAATATTTCGGAGCTAAGGGATGGATGTCTTCTGATGAAACAGCCTGTCCCGTCTGTGGTAGGAAAGATAAATTCGGTATTCTCTTCACACCAACAGGTGGCGTTACACATTGCTTTTATAATTGTTCAGATAATATGTCCCTTGGTAAATACCTGAGGCATATAAAAAGAGAAGACCTTATATTATATGAACGTGAAGTAAGTATTGGGATTAAGCTTCCTACGATTGAGATAGAAGAAGTGGAAGAAGAAGAATTACCCGAGGTAAAATTGCCAAAGGGTTATATCCGAACATACTTTGACAAATATCTTAATACCAGAAATTTCCGGAGCTATCAATATGAACAATTTGAAGTAGGGACTACTACTCACTTCCTTGAAAAGAAGCTTCATAATTATTTAATATTTGTATTGAAACAACAAGGCAGGGCAGTAGGATGGTTGGCACGTTCAAAATACAGCAAGGAATGGCATAAAGAGAATCTTGAAAATTTTAAGCTTGGATTATGTCCGTTAGTTTTGAGATATAAGAATTCAACCGGAACAGACTTCGAAAGGATAATTGGAGGCTATGACGAAATAACAGATAATACCCATACAGTAATTGCCGTGGAAGGTCTATTCGACAAAACAAATATTTCGAATTTATTGAAGACAAACCTCTCCGAAGAATTAAAGGTTATATTCACAATTGGGGACAGCTTTACGACGAGTCAGATTAAGCTCCTAAAACAAACTAAAGTAAGGAGAGTTATATTAATGTATGACCCAAATACGACAGAGCAGAGTATGAGATATTCAATGGAATTGTCAAGACACTTTGACGTGGATGTATGTTGTATTGAGGACGAGGGTATTGACCCAGGAAATATGACAGAAAACTATTTGAATGAATTATTGCTAAAATACAAAAACTTTATGTATTTTTATACTTCAAAAATTCCTAAATCATTAAAATTGTAAAATGAGTGAACATTTAAAATCAAGAGATATTCCACTTGCCGACCTATATAGCTGCTTGCAGCTGGAATTCATTAGTTATTTTTTAAGGGCAAAAACCTACCGTAGGGATTTTGCTGCCAGCTACAGGGATGTATGTGAAGTTAAACGAGAAAAGATAGAAAAGATAAGTTCCCGAAATAAGTTACCGTCAATTTTTAATGACGAACATGCTAAACAGCGTTATATTTCTAAATTCTTTAATGAATCTGGTATCCCTAACTTTACTTATAAAGATGACGACATTAAGGGGAAGATGAGTTGCTGGGACAAGTTCTACTATTTCCAACGAGGGTGTTCCGTTAGGTTTAAAGTAAATGAAGATGTATTAATTGGGCAAATAACACGGAACGACAAGGATAATTGCATTGTTTCAATAATTGATGAGAACAAAGAAACAAGGGAATTACATTATAATAACGTTTCAAGAATATTTTCAGAGGAGTTCTTCAGTTTTTAATTACCCACCATTTATAGTTAATGTTCTGATATACTGGTTATATTATTTATAATCAATATAAATAACTATTTTAATCATTAATAATTTACTAAAACATTGTTTTTTGGAATAAATCGTTTTAAATTGTATGTAGTTATTCAAACAGTTTTAATTCATTTATTTAAAAATCGTAATAATGGAAACTTTAGTAAAAAAATTAGTTAAAGAATCTCAGATTGAGGTTGTAAAAAATGTTGGTCATTTCCAAGGTATTGAATCAGAAATTCATTACAAGATGATGAATCCAATAATCAAGAATGTTTTAAACCCAGCCACTCCTGAATTGGTGGAAGAATCCCGAAAGGAATCAGTCGTTTCTTTTGAAGTTGTAGCACAAGGGGTAAAACTGTCTGTTGAAGAGATGAGCCTTCTTAAATCAGCTGAAAATGAATTCAACACCACCCATGCAATTATTTTGGAACGGAAAGAAGAAGTTAAGGCAATTTCACCTGCCAAAGTGGTTACAGCTAAACCACGTGTAACTGCTCCCGCAACCGGAACTCCAGCTCATGCATCCAGTAAAACAGAAAAACCTGCCAAAAATGTAGTTATCACAAAGGATAAGGTATTATTTAGAGAAGGAGACAAGATTGTTTCAGAACTTGAAAATACCAACAAACTTAAAGTTGGTGAATTCCCACAGTTCTCTAACGTGTCTTTTAAACTTAAAGACAAACAAGTTAAGGGACAGGTAAAATCAATTTTGTGGAATGACAAAGCAAAGAAATTGTTCCTATATGTTGACAATGGTACCGGTAAAAATGTTCAAATTGCAGAAAATACAATTTTGGACTATGCCATTGTTGCTAACGCAAAGAAATAAAATAATTTGCTGAAAGGTCAGCAATTAGAGGGTGGGGATTAATTTCTCCACCCTTTATTGTTTTCCATTGTAATTTAAACTAAGTATAAATAATGAATAATTAAAAAATACTTGTGATATAATTTTTATATTTCATAAACTTGAATTATCTTTGAACTGTCAAACATTTATTAATTATAACTTAAAAACAAAGACATGGAAAATTTTATTAAGAAATTCAAAAAATCAGGAACTGCCGAATTGTTAAAAAGGATCGAAAAATTGACAGGTATCGAGAAACAAGCCTGTGCAGAAGTTTTAGCTGAACGTGGTCAGGACGTATCAAAATGGGTTGTAACTACCCCAGAAGTTAAGAAAGAAGTAAAAGAAATTGCTGCCGGAACTGAAATAGCACCAACACTGTTTAAACCTTATGAAGCCGAACCAGAAACGGAGCTTACCCCAGCTGAAGAAAAATTAATAAAGAAGGCTGAAGCAGAATTGGATAAAACAATCAAATCATCCCTTCAAGACAAAGCTATTGAACATCTGGTTAACTTTAAAAAAGGTTCAGACGGTGAAAACAAAATTAATCAGATATTACGTGGTCGGAAAGTAACCAAAATGTCCGACACAGAATTGAAGCTCATCCTTGCTATACCAATTGATAAGGGAAAGAAATCAGCCGGTAAACCAAAAACAGACAAACCAAAGACAACTCCAACAGACGAAGCCACTTTACCTGTTTCTAAAGTTGAAACTCCCGAAGGTTACTTTAATGCTGGAGAAAAGGTTATACTTACCAAATCTGACAATACCGAGGTAGAAGGTGTTGTAGTTGACCTTAAATTCAACGACAAAAAAGTTCCTTTCTACAGGGTTAAAGCTGACGGCAAAGTTATCTGCAGGGTTCCTAAATATGTTAGGACATTAAATACTGCAGGTGAAACAGTTGTCGAAACAACAATCACAGAAGCACCAAAAGAAGAAGTCCCTGCATGAGCAAAATAATCGTGGTAAAAGGAATCTCTGGAAGTGGAAAATCTTCTAGAGTTTTCCAATTAATAAAGTATTTAGAAGTCCTAGGATGCCAATTTGAGGACTTTCATTATCTTAACAAGGAAGGCAAAGACAGGGTGGTTGGTCTATTGTGTAAGAATCTTGGAATAGTCTTCTTAGGTAAAATCTACAAGTCAGGAACAGTTGAACGCTGGCAGGGTTACGATTCCGTAACAGGGTGTTTCATGAAAAGTGAATATTTTAGTGAATTCTTAAAGGACCAAAAAGGAAAGTTTACTATGTTCGTTGAAGGTGCCGGAGTAACACAAACAAACCGACTCAGACCAAAGTTCCTACATGAACAGCTTGGATACGACAGCATAATGATCCAGTATTATAATTACGATAATAAACAGGATTATTTGGACCGGATTACTTACCGTAGCGGCAAGGTTCCTACTAAGGCTACAATGTGGGATAAGAATTCTTCATTCATTGCTGAATCGGCATGGTCTCTTATAGATCAGAAAACAATCGATTGTGAGGTTTACATTAATCAATTCAATGCCCCTATATCCGACCTTGGGGTGAAGTTCTTCAAGTTCATTGGTTTGGATAAGGAAACGATTGATGATTTTGTTGAATTCACAAAAGAGTTCGATTATATCAATAAGAACAACTTCGAAAACTTTGAAAAATGTGTGGAGTAATAGGTGTTTATGCCGATAACAGTGAAAAGGTCCAACACTATATTAAACGGTTATTTGAAGAGTCACAGATAAGAGGAAAGCATGCAACAGGATTGAGCTATGTTAATAACAATGAAATTGAAACACAAATCAATCCTATCCCCAGTAAAGAGTTTATTTCTAAATTTGATTTTTCATCATTACCTGAAAAGATTAAGCTGATAGGGCACTGCCGGTATAGCACTTCTGATCTGGAATTTAATCAGCCTATAAATAGTAAGGATTTAGCTATTGTCCATAACGGTGTTATTACTCAAGAAGATCCTATAAACTGGAAAGAGCATTACGGTTATGATTGTGTAACAAGGAATGATTCTGAATTGATGTTACGTTGCCTTGAGGCAGGTAAGGAACCTTTAGAAGAATTCCAAAAATCAAGCATGTCTGGAATTTGTATTTCCCGGCAGGGTGAATTCTACTTCTTCCGTAATGGGACAAGACCTTTGTGGTTCATTTATTTCAATGGTGGTTATTATATAACTTCTACAAGGGATATTCTTTATAGGGTGTTTGGGGGTAAAATAGAACCATTTGGTTGCGGAGCTAATGCAATTTATGAAATATTTGAAGGTAATTTAGTACATTCTTTACCCTTGTTTAAAACACAAGATTCACAGGTTGATTTACCCTGTTCAGATTATTACTCCAAAGTTGTTTTATGAAAGATTACAGGGTGGAAGATTATGCTATAAGGATGGAATACTTCGAAAGGTATTTCTATTGGTCTCTTAAGACTTTTGATTGCGACAGTAATTTATTCCTCTTAAATTATATGCATAAGAGGATGGAACTGAATATTGAACAACGGTACTGGATAGCTTGGTTATACGGTAACTGTTACAACTTAGCAACGGCTTGGGTAATAGCTAATGAATTCCCTGATTTTGAGAATGTGGATTTGGACAGGCTCGCAAAGTGGAACAATGAAAACTACAAGAGGCTCCGATATCAGACAGATCAAAAATGGCAAAAGGGGCATCTTCCAAAAATGTTTGAATCCTACCGTGAAAATATTTATAAGGCAGCCGGAACCCAGGAAGAATTCTTCACAAAAATATGTGATGAAAATGATGACCCCTACGTTAATTTCGATGTATTTAATCATTACATAGTTACTAACTTCTTCAAGTTTGGAAGGTATTCTTCATGGTTCTACATTCAGACATTGAAGGAAACTTGCGGTTTGAATGTTGAGTCAAGAGACCTGTTACTTGATAACGAGAATACACATGCACAGAGAGACGGATTATGTCTTGCAGCAGGTTTAGACGACTATGTTGGGGACAAGTCCCTTTATAAGAATAAAGAGGTAATTTCAGCCTTAAATAAGGTCGCTGACGACATATTAATAAACATGAGGAGTAAATATCCTGACGTGAATAGTGATATGTTCCTAATGGAGACTTGTCTATGTGCATTCAAGAAAACTTTCCGGAAATCAAGAGGCAGGTATTTAGGTTATTACTTAGATAGACAATTCGAAGATATTAAGCAGGTTCAAGAAGACGGCTGGGCAGGGATAGATTGGCAACTACTTTGGGACGGTCGGGATGAAATTATTGACAGCCGAACAAACCGGAAAACAGGGGTAGTAAAAGAGGATATGGAATATTTCTTAAACACTGGTAAAATAAAATACATCGACTATGTATACAAAGGATGACTTGACGTTCGGGTTCGAATTAGAGCTTAGTAATGTTCCTAAAAGCTTCGTAATTCCTACTAAATTAGGAAAGTGGGAATATTGTGAAGCTGACATCGTAAACACGCAAGGAGAGTACAAAAATGTATGTGCCGATCCATTGGGGATTAATCCTCCGGTTGGGGGTGAAATAAATACTTTCCCTACTAAAACAAAAGAAGATCAGGTTGATAGAATATTTGATATACTTGATGCCTTTGAAGATGCAGGTCATAATCCTGACGTAGGGATGACTTCCCACAGCCATATTCATGTTCATGTTAAAGGATTAGAAAATGATATTGATGCTCTTAAACGGTTAGTACATTATGTTCAGATTAATCAGGAGTTTACATTCAAAAGTGTTTATGGTTACCGTCCTGAGATTATTCCTGAAACAGGGTTCAACAAGATTAGGAATTATCTGAAGAATGACGGTGCAAGGAAGATGCCTGAATGGATGGCAAATAATATAATCAGGGAAGCAAATAATTTTGAAGATGTTTTAACATTGTTTGCCAGAGGTAAAGACGGTGTAACGAAAGTACGTCCAATTAGGTATGGGATTAACCTTTATTCATTAAAAAATTGCCGTACAATTGAATTCAGATGTTTTAGAGGCTCCTTAAATATTGCAAGACTGGATGATTGTTTTGAATTCGTAGAAAGTTTCATTTTGGAAGCTATAAACGGTGGTGTAAATACTGATGAGATAATTGACAGTAAAGATTGGCACTTTCCAGAAATGCAGTTCAATGCCGGACAGGCACAAGGGTGGATCGATACAAAACATCATGTTGAATTAGTTAAAAACAAGAATCGTAAATATTGGGAGGCAGATTAATATGGAAATCAAAGAAGTAAGTAAAGAAATATTCTGTGCACACTTCACAGGGTTGAAAGAAGACAGCTTTGCAAAGACCTTTGCAGCTAAGTGTAATATGATGAACACATGGGATGAATGCTACGGTGTATTTGAAGGTAACGAACTTTGTTGTGCTATTATTGTCACAATTTCAAAGCGTGACCCAAAGGTAGCCAACTTACAGTTGATTCATACCTTTTTCAAGCACCGGAAAAAGGGTTATGCCAAATTCCTGACCGAAGCTATGTTAGACAGCATGATTGATGAAATAAAATATTTCCGTGTATCAGCCGAAAAGACAGCCGTGGGATTCTATGAAAAATTAGGATTCATATTCTTAGGGGAACAGAAGTCAGGAACCCAACTTTCTATGTGTAAGGTGACATCAAACAAGATTAGCCAATGTGACTTCGATATTAACGATCCTATCATAAACAAAGAGGTAAATCGTAAGGGTAAAGGTGGTTGCGTAAAAATATTCGTAAAATGACAAATTTCAAACCAAACGAGAATTTCAAGTATTACATGTATTTCGTTTCAGAACGTATGAACATCTTCTGGAAGAAGTATAATGGAGAGGAACAGCCTTACACCAATGATCCTATTTTAAGGGTTCACAAGTTTACAAATGTCTACAGGGTGTTAGATCGTAGCTCCCAATACCTGTTAAAGAATGTTATCTACAACGGTAAAGAGTACACTAAGGAAGATATGTTCTGGCGTATAATCCTATACAAGAATTATAACCTGCCTAAGACTTGGGATACCCTTATAGCTGGATTAGGGGACATTACCCTTGCCACTCCGGTTGAGGACATTTACGAGTGTCTTATGATCCTAAACAAGTATGCTCCGGTGTATTCCAATGCTTACATGCTTACATGTCCATTTATGAGGAATGAAACATTCCTTAAGAATTATGACCTGAAACTTGGAAATCCAAAATACCTGTTATACCTTAAAATATTCACAAAAGATTTGCTGGAGAAAGGTGTGATGAAAGATTGTTTTGAATCAGAAAATTTTGAGGGGTTATTTAACAATCTTAAAAAGGTATTATCATTCGGGGATTTTCTTGCATATCAGATGGCGCAGGATTTAAACTATACCAACTTATTCAATTTCGAAGAGAATGATTTTTGTGCAGCAGGTCCAGGGACTCAAAGAGGAGTTGATAAATGCTTCGATGTTACTGGTGGAAAGACGGATTACAACGTTATCGTAAAATGGGTTCATGAGAATTTTGAACAACTGTTGGAAGATTATAAGATTGAGTTCAATGGTTTACCTAATTGGTTACCGAAGGTTCCAGACCTTAGTAACGTATTTTGCGAGACATCGAAATATTTAAAAGGATTGAATCCAGGGACAGAACCAGGAGATAAGAGAATCAAGCAAATTTTTAAAGAGAATGGTAATAAGATGGATTTGATGTTTCCCCCCAAATGGAATATTAATCTATAACAGATATAAATAAGCAGATAACTAATAATTTCTGCTTATTTATTTTTCTATAAGATATATTTTTTATATCTTTATACTTCACAAATAAAATATAATAATGAACTATACAATGGATGATGCGTCCAAGGGGACGTTAGGATCGTATGCTGATTTATTGACAGATGATTACGGTGGTTATGAAGTTTACGGTGAAGAATGGAAGATACTCCAGAAACTGTTTGAAACGGATAAACCGGAAGAAATTATTTTTACGTGTGATCAGGACGTTGATTCGCCTGAAGAGTATAAGGATTTCGACAAATTACAAGAAGAAATTCAGGCTCTTCCAGAATTATGTAAAGAGGATTATCCTGATGGAGGTTACACAATGTACGATTTTAAAGGGGTGAAACTTGTCCTTCATTTATACCCATTTACAATTATCTTTATCAAAGGTAACGACAGAGAAAAATTTGATGAACTAACAAAACAATTCTTTTCAAAATAATGTTTAGATTAATATCCACATTAGTTGTGGCAGTCAAGTGCATGTATTGTGGTAAATACTTAAAGCAGACAGAAGCTTATTATTTAGGTAATGAATGTACTGATTGCAATTATCACCATTCCCAAGAAAAATATAATAAATCAATATTTTACAAATAATCATTTATGTATACGTATGAAAATCTTAATCAGGCATTGATTGGCATGTCTGCAGTTATTATTGAGCAAGGTAAATGGAGAGAAACACGTGGATTCAGGTGTTTAGAAATCCCTGAGCCTGCTTTAATTTGTATTGAAAATCCAACGGACAGGTATATCAACATTCCCGAACGCAAGTGGAATAAGAAGCTTGGCTGGGTAGAAAGTCTTTGGTTAGCTTCTGGAACAAACCACATGAAGTTGGTAGGAGATTATGTCAAAAATATGTACACTTTTAGTGACGACGGTGAATATATGAGGGCTGCATACGGGTGCCGTATAAGAGCATTCAGTGGTATAGCTACCGATTATAAAATTGACAGACCTGAATACCGTAACGTTATTTCAGGGCATGTGAAAACAGTTGACCAATTGAAGTTTGTTATAGATTCTTTCAAACGTGATATAAATACCCGACAGGCAGTTATCACTATCGCTGATCCGACAAAGGACGATTTTGACATTAATGATTCTTTGAAAGTAACAAAAGATACTCCATGTTGCCGTTCAGTACAATTTCAAGTAGTTGACGGTAAACTTGATTGTACATTATACATACGTAGCAATGACCTTGTTTGGGGATTTTCAGCTGTTAATGTATTCAATTTCTGTTTGATGCAGGAATACATTGCTAACATTATTGGAGTTCCTGTAGGTAAGTATTATCACTTTGTGAACAACCTTCATATATACGAGGACAAGCTTGAAATGGTTGAAGGGTTCTCAAAATTGAATCCGGCAGATTATAAATCTGAATACCCTGAATGGCGTTACGAAGCACCACAAATGTCATTTGAAGACTTCGATCTTGAAGTTACAGAACTGTTCTACTTTGAGAAATTTGTAAGAGAGAACAAGGTTGAATTCGAAGCTATTGAAGACTTTAAATCCCCTTTATTCAGGGATTGGACAAGGGTTATATCCAACAGTTGGATTGAGGGGAGCAGGTTATTCTTTGAAAATCCATACCTGAATAAATTGTTCTATGGATTGCATTTCAACTTCAATAAAATGAACAAGAAGGAATTGATACCCTTCACTAAATATGCTTTAGTAGAACAAGATTTTGCAACAAAGGAATACCCTATATTGAAAACCGACGATGAGGAAGCTTATTTAGCTATGTGCCGGAAAGATGGCAAACGGTGTTTCTACCTTGGTAAAACAGACAAGAACGGATTCTTAAACTTGAAGAAATAATGGATAGATTCAAATATAAATATATTTATAAAACAACAAACCTCGTCAATAGTAAGATTTATATCGGTAGTCATTGTTCTAATATTGAACCAGAAAAAGATAAATACCTTGGTAGTGGAATACATATAAAGAATGCTATTAAACATTACGGAAAGGAATTCTTTAAACGAGAAATATTGGAATTTTATTATGGGGTTGATTTTATTGAGTTTAGAGAATTAGAAGTTATTTACATACATAAGTTGAATTCAGTAGAATTAGGGTATAATATAAATGATAAGTCTTCATCTGGGTATACTGAAGGTAAAATAGTTGGTAAAAAGATTTCAGCCTCATTGAAAGGTAAACCAAAATCTGAATCACACAGGTTAAATACATCTAAGAGCAGGATGGGTATTGTCCCTTGGAACAAAGGTAAAGAATGGGGAGAAGATGTTAAAGATAAAATAAAAGAAACAAGTAAGAACAGGGATCCGTCTACATATAAAACAGATAAAGCACATGAAGCTGTAAGAGGTCACACTAAATCTGAAGAAATAAAAAATAACATGAGTGAATCATGGAAGAAAAGACCTGTCTTAATTTGCCCTCATTGTGCTTATGAAAGCAGATATAATATTATTTATAAGCATCATTTCAATAATTGTAAATCTAAAGTAGCATGATAGAATATTTATCAAAGTGTAAAAATATACAGAGATTATCTCAGACATTCCATTTTAGGAATTATGATCTCATGTCCCATCAGTATATGGTTGGAATGCTTTTCAAACATTTTGCTGAATTGGAAGATATTCAATTTACAATTAATGAATGGGATATAGTTTTAAAACACGATATAGTTGAAGTTGAAACTATGGATTTATCCCATGTAGTAAAGAATTTTTCAGAAAAAACTAAAAAGTCTTGGGAAATAATTGAAAGTGAAATAACTAAAAGCCATATTGAACTTGAAAAATACAGTGATGAAAATATAAAGAAATCATTGAATAAAGTCCAATTTGATTTATTTAAGGCATGCGATATTTTAGATTTATTGATGTTTGTTGTAGAAGAAATTTCTTTAGGTAATAGAACTAAATCAATTAAGCAAGTTGAAAAAAATTGTTTATCCTTGATAGGTAAAAATGATACTCAATTTATATCCATTAATAATTTTATATCTGAAAATATTTATGGCAAATAGGAATTTCTTTTTAAACAACTTGTGGAGGTGGAAATGTGATTTACCTGAATTAGAAGAACCTAAACCGAAGATGATTAACATTGAAGAACTTCGGGAATCAGAATGGTGTGAAGAGTTCGAACAGCTTATGCGGAACAGGTTAATAATGGGAGCTATTCGCTACGGTAAGTTGAATGAACAAGACAAACCTACATACGAAAGAGCTAAAACAATGGCTAAGAAAGTGGCTCTTTATGTTGAAACTAAGAATAAAGAGGTATTGGTTGATTTGGCAAATTATGCTATGATTGAATACATAGAACCTACGGAAGAGGGGACATATTTTGCAGCCACAGATGACATGAATCATGACACAATTAAGCAATGATAAAACTGATTGAATACCTTACATTAAATAAGATAAAATACGAGGAATTAGGAGGTGATTTTGTCTTAATTAATGGGGAAAAGTACTGTTTAATATCTCCGGACGAGGACGGATTGTTGTTTTCTGACAGCTTCATATTGATGGCGGTTGAAAAGGATTGTGACAAATATGTTTATTGCTTTGGAGGGAATTGGTATTGGGAAAATAAAGACGATTACGTCCATCCTAAATTGAACCAATTAAAGTATATCGGGGAGGTTGTATCCGAACTTACGACAAGTAGTTTTCTTGGGGTTAGGGGAGCTTATGAAATACTGAACGGTAGCCGTATGTATCAGGATTGGTGTGCTAAGGCGAAGTTCCTAAAATGCAAGACGCTGGGTATATGTGAAAAGAATACCTTGGCAGGGGTGTTGAAGTTTCAATTAGCTTGTAAAGACAGTGGTATAAAGGCTATAATCGGAGCAACCTACAGCGTATTTAGGGACAAGGAAGATTACCGGTACGATATTAAGTTATACGTAAAAGATGAACAGGGTTGGGCAAACCTGTTAAGGATTAATAAAGAAGTAAACGTCCTAAATAATAAGTTTATAAAAGAGGAGCGGTTAGCTGAATTATTGGAGGGATTATATGTTGTAGTTGATCCAAAATCATTGGAGTTTGAGAATATAAATAAATTCATCAAACAGAACATGGATTTCTATCAATTGGATACGGTAGAATATTCAAATGATGACAGAGACAAAGCTTATCTTGAAAATCTTAAGAAGTATGTAAGGTCTGATTTAAAACCTGTCTCAATTACAGATGCCTTTTACTTAGATAAGGAGCATGCACACATAAAGAAAACATTGAATGCTATTTCAGCCTGTAGGGAAGCTGAATCCGGAAATCAATATTTCAAGGACAAAGAGGATTACTACAAT